TGTAGTACCTAACCATAAAGTTGAGGGATTTTCATTACCTAGTGAAAGATATAGTGAATTTACTGGGAAAGGACAGAAATTTTTAAATTTCTCATTAATTTCACTTTCAGTAAAGTATCTATCATCATGTGTATGAGAACTAGCTGCTTTTTTCTTTAGCTCTCCATTATAATATTCCATTAGATCAGCTACAAGAGCATCAATGCTCTCATAGTCTACTAATTTTTTTCCTGAAGATTTTTCTAATGCTTGAGTATCTATTTCACTAATACCAAGTTGTTCTTTAACTAAGTTTATTTTTTCTTTTAAACTCATTTCTATCAACTCCTTAAGCCTTATATTTATCAATAATGGCTTGTGCTTCTTCTTCAGTCATTGTATTGTTTAATGCTGTTTCTACTCCTGTTACTTTTCCACCTAAAGTTGTTATATTTCTCTCATTTGTTGTTGCCTTTTGTAAAGCTGAAGTGCTATCAGTAGCTGCTTTATTCCATTTAGTTTTTTCTGCATCTGTTACAAATCTATGACTTGTATCCTCAGTTATCATAGAAGCTGGATGACTAGATGGATGAGTATAATTATTAGCTCCAGCTTGGATACCATCTAATTTTTTCTTGTCTTCCTTACTCATCAATCCATCTGAACTATGAGTAGCATTTCCAGGTAAAAATAAATCTCCTAATGCTTGCCACTCATTAACTTCTTCAGCTTCATAAATTAACATAGTATTCTTATTTTGATAAGTTGGCTCCTGAGTTACTATTACATAGTATCCTTCTTTTGGAGCTGGAATAGCAGATTTTAAAGCTTCCAAAGTTTCATATACTCCCTTCCAAGCTAATCCACTAGCAAATGTATTTATTGCTGCTGTTAATTGCTCTTGGGATACTTTATCATTCCAAGTTTTTTTCTCTTGAGAACTTACAAATTTTTTGCTATCTGTCTCTGTTACTTGATCAGCACTATGTGTATGAGAGGATTCAGCTTTTGTTTTTATTAGTGTTATAACTTCTTTAGCTAATAAATCATAAGCAACCTCATCTATTATTTTCTTTCCACTTGCTAAAATTTCAGCTACTCTTGTATCTAAATTTTCCATTTATATCACTCCTTGTTTTGATTTTTATATTTATCAATAATGGCTTGTGCTTCTTCTAAAGTAATAATATCCTTTTGCATATCATCTTTAAGTTGATCCGCATACTCCTTTAATTCATTTTTAGAATTTTTTAAGATCTCATATAACTCATCTACTACATCTTTTACATATTCTTTTTCATCACTAGGTAATAAAGGCTCTAGAAATTCCCAATCTTTTTTTTCAACAACATGAAAATATACTTCTTGAATACTACCTACTATCTTCCCTCTATCCGAACTTCTTAATACTAATCTACAAAATACTTTTCCAAATCCCTGTAATATTTCATTAGGAATAGCAATATCTATATTAGTAGTTATTGTACTATCTATTTCCTTTTCAACTACATAAGGCTCAGTAGGATTATTAGAACTGCAAAATACAGCTCTAATATTACCTTGAAAATCTTTTAAATTTTTTAAAACTATTTTTATATTTCCTATTCCGTAGTCGCCTTGGAGGAAAAAGATAGGAGAGAAATTTGCATTTCTAAGTATATCCCAGCTAACTAACATTTCCTTCAATTTTCTCATTCCTCCTTAGCTTTATATTTATCTACTAAAGCTGTCATTTCTTGTGGAGTAGTTGTTGTTTCTAATTTTTCATTTATTGTTTTTGCCCAATTATCTATTTTAGTAAAATTAGGGTCAAATACATCAGTTACAACAGTTCCATGGTCATATGTATCTGGAATGAATAATGCTAGGACAGGAGTATTTTTTCCATTTTGTAATTTTGTAGCAAAGAAAGCTACTTCTCTTTTAGTTAAATTTTCACTCATTAATTTTTGACTCCTTTCTTCTTTCATATCTGAATTTTTTCAACTCTTCATAAGTTAATTGAGCTATTTCTTCATAAGTCATATCTTCCCAGAACTTATCTTTAGTTAAAATCAATCTTATTCCAGCAGCTTTAAGGCTTTTTAATACAAATAGTATTTTATCTTCTTCTATTTCAGCAGGATATATAACTTCTATTAATCTTAATCCTATAGTTACTATTTGGAATAATTTAGGATTAAGATTAAAATAACCTGCTAATCCATCAATAATAGAATTTTCATCACCTATACTTCCAGTTGTTAGAATTTTAGTTTTAATTCTGTTTAGATAATCTTCATCAGTTTCTCCATCTCTACTTTCATTATAATCAGAACCTAAATAATCTAAAGATTTTCCAAAATTTTTATCAATATCATTAATTACCTCAATATCTTTTATAGCTTGGATAAGGCCATTAAATTCATCAGTAAATACATTAATAATATTAGATAATATAGTATTTTCAATATTATAAGATGATGGCATTTTTTCAGAAAGTTCAGAGGAATCTAAAGCTTTTAATATATCATTAACAGGCATTATACCACCTCAATAGTTTCATCTTCACAAAACCAATATTCTCCAACTGGAATATCTTTATTTTCAGTATCAGTAGGATTAGAAGAAAAGCCTATTGTAGCAACTAACTCTAATATGGCATTAGATGCTGAATATGCTCTTGCTTCTAATTGATTAGTTACAACTCTTCTTGTATTCAGCTCTAAAGTTCCAGATTGTTGAATACTTTCCATATACTCTTTTACCTTATTTTTTATTTCTTGCTTTAAAGCTTCTGTTTTTAATTCTAGGTCAGTAATATTCCTAATTTCAATTTTTACATAAAACTGTTTCTTTTCCATCAGATAAAATTTAATAGGTTTTTCCTGACCAGCATTATTTTGAACTTGATAAATTTGGTCTCCTTCTGTTTCTATTCCAGCAGCTTTAAATTGATGAATTGTTTCAGCTACTTCTTTAGATGCTATTCCATCTATATATACTCTTACAAATCCAGGAGCAACACCATTTTCATCTATTTCTTCTCCTATATTTTCAAGAGTTAAAGCATTATTCACAGTTTCTAATTTTAAAAGTTCAGCAGTAATAGCATTAACAGTAGACCCACCCCTATTAACTCTATTTCTTCTTATTCTTTCTCTATATACAATATCTTTTTCTTGACCTGAACCACCACTAGCAGGAGTTATATTTGTAACTGAAACAACTCCTGTTATATTATTTCCAAGTTCTGATATATCTCCAATTATTGCATTGTAATCTGGTCCATACTCAGAAGCTATAGCTTGTACTTGTCCTTTTTTCTCTTCTCCAATTACAAGAGATTGAACAGTCATATAAGTTAAATTAGTTCCTCTTTTTTTAACAACAGTATATTTAGGAATAGTTACAGAAGCATTAGTTGTAAATTCTAATGTAGTAGTAGCATAACTACCAGCACTTCTAAAAATAGCAGGACTTTCACTTTTCCCATGATAATCTAGTTGAATTCCGCTTGAAGTATCTAGATATTTACTAAAATAAGCTTCTTTAGCTCCTTGCCAAGCTGTAGCTATTTCATCAGCAAGGACAAGAATTAAAGCCCCTTCTGGAGTATATAAATCTAATTCCCACTCTTCTCCAAATCTTTGTTTTAATTTTTCTTTAATTGTTTGTAAAATATCTGCAAGAAGTTTAGGAACAAATCCTTTTTCAGTAACTCCAAATTTTTCAGCCATTATTGAACTCCTCCTTTCTTGATAATAATTGTATATTCATTTTTATCAGTACAAAGTATAGTGAAATTTATAGTTAAAACAGCAGTTTTAGGGTCTTGTTTTACTTCTAATCTTTTTATCTCTACAACTGCTTTATCATTATTTAAAACTTTTCTTACTTCACTTTTTGCTCTTTGCTCTTGTTCTTCTCCAGTAAGAGAAAATATTTCTAACCAAGGGATCCCTTCATTTTCATCAAGGAACCATTCTCCTCTCATCATCTCTATTTTAAGAGTTATTCTTTGCCTTATATCATGGGTTTTATCAGCTATAGCTATGTGTTTATCACTATCAATTTCTAAATTTCTTGTATTTAGATTTAGTTTAAAAGCCATTATTTATCACTCTCCTTTGTAGCACTTCCAGGAGCTGAAGTATTAGCAGTTCCTACTGTATGTTCAGGTTGTTGATAGCTATGAGTATGAGTTTTCCCACTTATTCCTGAAAATGTAACATCATTAGTTCCATTTACTAATGGAGCTTGAACTTTCTCACTTGCTATTACACTTTTACAAGTAATTACAGCATTAGGAGCATTTATAGTAGTAGCTTTTAAAGCTGTAATAATTTCAACAGTAGTATCTATACTTCCATCTTTTTTAAATACTATTTTATGGCCAGTTTCTTTATTGATAATAAGTAAATCATCAGTATTAAAGTCAGGCATAGTATCATTTTCTCCATCTATAGTTCCTATTATTATTCCATCACTTAAATTAAATCTAGGAGATTTCATAGTAGATTCTGGTTGTTTTGTAGTTAATATTTTTTCTAAACTTACTTCTGAAAAACCTATAATAACTAAATCTCCTTTTTTCAAAGGATTTCTAATAGAAAATGTAGAGCCATTAGAAAAGCATACAGGGCATCTATCTATAGGTTGAGGTTCAAGTTCTTTTCCTTTTATAACTGGTCTACCTAATGGAACTACAGAAGCTTCCATTTTTATAGGGTCATATGAAATGATTACTCCTGGTATCATAGTATGAATGCTTTGAAGAGTTACAATTCTATATTTTTCAAGCATTTTATATATTTCATTCATCTTCTATTCTCCATCTATTGTCATAGCTTCTATTTGAGTTTCACATCTATTTTTGTTATATGCATGTGATACTGAATTAACTTTCATTTTGGTAATAGTTCCATTTTTATCCTTTACATTAACTATAGTATTTTCTACTATTGCATTATGCAGATACATTGTTATTAAATACTCTTCATCTCTTTCTTTAATACTCTTTACTCCAGTATCAGCTGATATATCTAACTCTTTTTCTACATATTTAGGAGTTACAAAATATATGATACCTTTATTGGTTCTAGCTTCTACCCCTTGTTCTAAAGTATTGGCTAATCCTTGTAAAGCTTCTTTTAAATTGGAAGTAACATTATATCCTCTTGTTAACTCTTTATCAATTATGCTATCATCTATAACTCCGAGACCATACTTAGAAGTCTGCATGATATTTTTTACAGCTTCTAATACAGTAGTTCCAGGAGTAAAGTTTTTATTTATAGTATCATTTACAAAGTGATATTCTCCTTCTGTACATGTAAAAGTTACTCCTCCATTGTCATTTTCTTCAACTTCATCTATAGTACCTTCAAATATCATACTTTTGCCTGTAGTTTTATAACCAGCCATTATAATAATAGTATGCTCTTCAGTAGGATTATCTACATCAACTGCTATTCTACTCATTTTTAAAAATACAGATTTACTATTTTTATTTAAATAGTCTATACTAACAGTTGCATTATTCCCCATATTAGAATTTCTTCTATTGATGAGAAAGTGAATAGAGTAGTTAAAATTATTATATGTTTGTCCATCTATAATTACATCTATATCTGGAATAAAATTAAATGCCAAGTTTATCAACCTCCCCTTTTATTTGATTAACTACCATTTGCCACTCTGTTCCAACAGAAGCTATATCAAATACTTTATCTATTATTGCTGATTGAGTCATAGGGAGCAACTTCATAGTAAAATCAACTCCAGGAATAAGATTAGCTAATAGTTCTACATTTCCTAGTAATCTTTGGCCTGCTGCTAAATATTCTCCACTTTTATTTAATATATCTAATGAGTTTCCTATTAATTCAAAATTTAGTTTATTCCCACCTAAATTTGTTAGAATACTACTAGAAATATTATCTTTAAGAGACCCAAAATCTAGACATTTTAGAGAAAAATTTCCAAGACTATCAGAAGTTACTCCCATTTCAGATAAAGCTGAAATGCTAATATCTGGAAGATATTTAGAATTAACATTAACAGTTTTTAGAGGTTTCTCTTGATATTTAACATTTCTCTTCGGTCTGTTATTGTTAGCTCCAGCTTCTGCTTTAACTGTTAATAATGCTTGTTTTAAAGATATTTTACATTCAAAGCCATTTTGATACATAACAAATCCATTGAGAGTTTGTATCATCATATTTTCATAAATAATTCCTTCAGTAATATCTTCTATTGTAATAAGAGTTTCAGGAGAATAGTATAAATCTTCAAGCTTTTTTCTAGTATCTCTATAATCATCATTCTCATCTTTATTTATATAATAAAGAGAAAATGATAAAGTCATAGGTCTAATTACATTATTATCAGTAGCTACTGTTTTATCTTCCATAATGTCATCTGGAGAGTTAGCACTATAATTAGGAACTATCATATCATTGTATAACTCTATACCATTTATTTTTACCATCTTCCCTCCTTAATAACTGTTTCTAACTTTTCCAAATTGTTTTTCCATAGTTTTCAAAGTTAATTCTTGAATTCCTTGCCTATATTCTTCATTATCAAAAATGCCATTTAAATTTTTAAAATCAAACTCCAGAGTTAATTTACTTGAACTATCGACAGGAGTATTTACATTAATTTCTTTATCTTGGCTGATATTTTCAAAATCCGTTCCCTTCAAAATTTTATTTATATCAGGTAACATCAAAGTTGAATTATCGTTATTTCCATACATTTTATATAGATAATTTTGTAACTCTGCTTCATTCATACTCATTAAAGAATCAGAGCCTTCAATTTGTATTTTTTTCTTTTCAAAGTTTTGTAATCCTTGTGCTTCTTTCCCTTCATTGATTAAAGCATTAGCTGTTCCTCCTACTACTGCTTCTGGAGCAGCAGTAAATATTCCACCAGTTGCAAAATCCAAAATTTCACCAGTGTTATAAATGAAATCTCCAACTAATTCTCCAGCTTTTTTAGTATAGGACCATAATCCTGAAGCAGCTAAAGAAATATTACTTTTATCCTCTTCTAAGCTTTCTCTAACTTCAGCAGCTCCATCTCTCAATATTTTTACAAAATCCCAAGCTACTGGCTCAAAAATTTCTCCTAAAACTACCATTATTCCATCTTTTTGAGATTCTAAGGACCTTTTCATTCCCCCAAAACCAGCTTCCATAAAATTAGCCATCTCTCTAGTTTTTCCATCAGCCATATCAATGCTATTTCCATATTCAATAACATTTTCAATTCCTTCTTTAAAAAGAATATTAATACTTGACATAGCTTCAGTTCCAAAAAGTTGTTGTAAAAAGAAAGCTTTTTGTTGTTCAGTCATTTTTTTAGTAGCTTTTTCTATTTTCAACATAGATTCATTAACACCTATGAACTCTCCTTTGGTATTAAATAAATCTACTCTATATCTTTTTAAAAGTTTAGATGCTATTCCAGTAGGAGCTTGAAGTCTTAAAAAAGTTTGTCTTAAAGCTGTTCCAGCTTGGCTTCCTTTTATACCACTATTAGCTAAAACTCCTAAATAAGAGTTTAAATCTGAAAATTCCATTTCAGTTTGTTTAGCTATAGGAGCTACATATTTCATAGCTTCTCCAAGTTGAGCAAAGTTAGTATTAAATTTATTGGTTGTGTAAACCATTCTATCAGTAACATAATCAAGTTCATCAGCCATATATCCATAAGATGAGGCTGTATCAGTAGCTATATCTGATACTAATTGCATACTTTCACCAGTAGCTTTTTGAGCAGCAACGACTGTAGGAGAAGCTGCTTGAATTTCCTCTAAAGTATATCCTGCTAATGCTAAAAACTCTTGAGCATCTGAAACAGCTACAGCAGTACTATTCATCTCTAATGCTACTTTTTTAGTAGAATCACCTAATAATCTTAACTCTTGTTCTGTTGCTCCTATTTTTGCTCCTGTTTTTCTTAAACTATCATCAAATTTACCATAGGCATCAGTGGCATTAATAATTAAATCTTTGGTCTTACTAAAGGCATAACCTATAGTTAAAATCTGTGCACCAGTTTTTATTAAATCTCCAAATTGACCTTCTAAAAAACTGACATTTCCAGCACTTCCTTTAGCACTTTTCCCTATATCATCTATGTCTTTTTCAACTCTTTTTAATCCATTATTATCTATGTTATATGTAACTTCATAAAATAAATCACCTATTTTAGACATTACTTCACCTCCTTTTCGGTAAAATAAAAAGACCCCAGATTTCTCTGAGGTCATTTTAGGAAATTATTGTCTTTCTTGTCTTTCTTTTTCAAACTCTTTTTGAATATCAGATTTTGCTGTAGAATTATCTATTTTGATAGAATCATTAGTTTCTAGAACTATAGAATTAATAATTTTTTTTAGTGTTGTTATTAAAATTATTAAAAATGCTATAAGATAATAGAAATCTAATAGAAAATCAAAACCTGTTTGAATTAATCCTCCTGCTAGGACTAATCCTATAATTCCAAATAAGATAGACATAAGTACTATTTTGATTATTAAATCAGGAGTACTTAATTCTAATTTCATTTTTATTTTCATAATTCCCCTCCTATTAATTGATATACTATACTATATCATATTTTTGGGGAATTTGACCTCAGATTTTAAGTTTATATTTTTTTATAAAAAAGATAGTTTTATATATTTGCTCAGCACTCCATTTTCTAACTTCCCAAGGATTTAGTTTATAGACAGAGCCAATTATATGAGCTAATAGTTCATCATCTTTTAAAAAAATTTCATTATTTGCCTCTAAAAACCCATAAAAAATGTATCAACTATTGCTTGAATACTTTTTCTTGTAAAAATATTAACATCAGATATCTTAGGAAGAAAATCAAAGTTCTCAAGAATAACTTCTACTACTTTTTCTTTTTCTAATCCTGAAACACTAGCTTTTTTTCCATCTTTTTCTTCAATGTTTCTTATATAAGTATTTTCTCTTTCTACTCTTAATAATTCAGATATGCTTGGTTTTCTAAATTTAGCTTTAAATTTAGTTCCTTTTATATCTTCTAAAATTACTTCTGCAAATTCTGGGTCATCATTTATAACTGGAGGAGTATAGTCCTTCCAGTCAACTATAATCTCTTTTTTATCTTCCATTTAGTTTACCCCTTCCTCTTCTAATTTTCTTTCATATATAATTTCAAAACTTCTAGCATTCTTTTCTCCACTGTAATTCATTCCATTTTCTCCATCATTTACTACCATACATTTAAGAAATGTAGCCTTTTCTCCACCTTCATTTCTATTATCTCTTACCATTGTGAATTGTTTTCCAGTATTCATTAATTGTCTTAATTTTTTAAGACAAGTAGCTCCTTCTGGTCCAGGACTAATATTTATAGTTGCTCTTCCTGTTTGGTCAGTAGCTTTAAATGTAATAATTCTACCAGAACTGTCTACTCTAGTTATGACAGAATCTCCAGTTCTAGAATAAGAAAAGGCATTATCTCCGTCTAAAACTCCCCCAAAATCTAATCCATCTATTGTAAGGAAGTCTCTTGCTTTATCATACATCTATTAATCACCTACCTGTGTTGTATCAAATGTTAATAATCCTGAAATACTTCCACTAATACACTCTCCACGAGGAATAGCAGTCCATTGTATTTCAAATTTTCCTGCTCTAATATCATTGTCTTGATATTCTGTTTTAGTTTTAACTTTCATTTTAGGCATTCCTACAGCTTGAGTAGTAATTCCATCATCTACTTCTTGTTGAGACCAAGTAGCTATAAACTTTCTAAAATCACTAGCATAGTCTATAATTACTGATTCAATAGCAGCATCAAATCTAGGAGCTGAGTTTAAATCTGCTCCAGGGTGTCCTGGTGGATTATTTGACTTAAGAAGATTTACTATTGCTATGTGCATATCGTCTTCCATATTCATTTTCCCCCAGATATTTTTAACAAATTCTCCTGAAGCTGTTTTACCTGGATATGTTACATAGATACCTCTTCTCTCCTTATTGATATAGTTGATATTGGCATCTTGGAGTTTCTTTTGGTCTGCTAAAGGTCTTTTACTTGGTCTACTTCCTATTTTTTCTCTCCAGCTCCATGGAAGATATCCAGGTTGAGTTGTTGTCATAAATCCTATTAATTTAGCATCTAAATAAGGTTCTCCATCAACTGCTATTACTTGGTCTTTATTTACAGTAGCAGCAAAAGCTGTAACACTATCAATTTCATCTCCTTCTTCTTCATCTGAAGTTAAGTAAGCAAATATTTTACCATTAGCAGCTCCCCAATCGGCAGCAGCTTTAGTTAAAGCAGTAGAGTCAAATTTATCTAGCATGAAAAATAAGAACTCTCTTTCTTCTTCTAGTAATTTATCTAATGCAGTTTTTAAAGCTTCTCCATCAGTTAGAGTTGAACTACCATACACATCTACATCTGCTACTCTTGCAGCTCCACCAAAGAAAGCTTCTACTTTTTTATATATTTCATCTCTACTCTCTGCTCCTACTATAGTTCCAGCACTTTCTACAGTCTGATATTCTATTTTTTTAGCAGTAGTAATAATAAGAGTTTTATTAAAATCTACTGCTAGAGTAGGTTTAGTATCTAATAAGGTAGTTGTATTTATATTTCTTCCCATTTTACCTCCTTAATATTGTCATATTTAGCTTCAGGTATCTCTTGTTTATCTACATAATGGATTACAAAGTTCTGTTGATACCTAATCCTCTTAGTAGTTTGCTCTTGTAAGTATTTACTTACATTAGTTATTTTCAACTTATCTCTAAGTGCTATTCCATCAAATTGGAATCCATCTAATTTGTTTTTAGAAATATATTCTGAAAATTTATAAATATTAGAAAGGTTATATATCAACTCATCTAAATTGAAATTTTCAGTATAATAGACATTTAACTCTAACATATACCTAGCTTGGAAGGCGTAATTTTTGATTAAAGCCCCTTTCCAAGCATTAAATGGTATAACATTCAAGTCAGTAGTGTCGACCTCTATTATTTCAAATCTCACGTGGGGAAAGGGGTGTTTCTTTAGGTCAATATCATTAATATCGACATCAGCTAATATACATGGGTATTTAGTATAGGATGTTAAGTATTTATACCAAAATTTTTCTAATTGTTCTTTAAGGCTCATCTACTTTTCTCCTTGCTAAAAATTTAATATAATCACTCATATAGGAATTGTCTAACTCTTGCTTTAAAATATAGATTTTACCTTCAATTTCAAAGGTATCATTGATTTTAGGTTTATAGTTTTCAGATTTTAAGAAATAAATAACTTTATCCCCTATCACAAAGCCACTACCATTCTCCATTCTCTTATAATTTGGCTCTAATATAGCTGCCATTAATTTATAAGTTACTTCTGATTTTTGAGGTCTCCCATCAACTATATCTCCAGTAGTAAAGGATCTAATCTCTACTAATGCTGAATATTCTCTGATTATATCTTCATGTTCAAATAAGCTCATTATCTATCATCTCCATATCCCAAAGTATTAGATATTCCTTTATTAGTGATTATTTTAGTTCCTATACTTCTTCTTAAATCTCCATTATCAACTAATGGAGTTCCTTGTCTGTATTTTAGTGGTGGTGGCATATTAACTCCTAAATTTTGCTTGGTTAATGATGCTAAAGTTATGGCCACTATGTTATTAGCTTTATCAATAGTAAGTTTCCCTTCTCCTATTCTTTTTAGAACCTGTCTAATTAATTTTTTTATGAACTTCTCATTTCTTTCCATAGCTAAAGAAGCCCATCTTCTAGCAGGTATTCTAATTATAGTTCCTTCTTTTACAACCTTTCCTAAATCCTGTACAAATCTACTTTCTTTTACTTCTATCTCTGCTCCAAACTCATGTACAGCACCTATAGTAACCATTTCAGAGTTATCACTCCCAAAGACTCCTACTCTAAAGGCTACTTTTTTTTCATTAGTAAGCATTCTCATTTGCCTACCTGTTTTAGTTTCTTTGACTTTGATTTTTAAGCTCATAGGAATATTACTCCACTTACAGCACTATCTTCATCATCACTAGATGCTATTGAGTATAGTGTCAAATATAATTGTCCATAGGGACTGGCTTTTATTCCAGCCCCTAATCCAGGAGTTAATTTTTTACTTGAAGTATCTCCATTAATTCTAGTCTCAGAGTTTTTGAAATAGTTCATATATAACAAATGGCAAGTCATATATACTATTCCTATTTCTTCAAATTCTTTTTTTAGATTACCCTCCAAAATATCATTTTTTACTAATATCTCAGCATAACTTTGCTGTATTGCGATAACTTCATCAGAAACCTTATCTACTTCTTTATAAGTAGCTTTAATTTTATCTATAATATCTCTATCTATTTGAGGTTGCATATTACCTCCTAATTATTCTTTTTCTCCTTTTGGAGTAGTTTTTTCTTCTATTGAAGGTTTATCTTCTACCTGTTCTTCAACTTTTGATATAATTAATTCTTTCTTAGTTACTAAATTAGCTATTGATTTATTATTTTTTAATATGGCATCTACTCCTTTTTTTTGAGAAGTTCCTATTTCAACTGTTGAAGTTCCAGGAACAAAACAAAAATCTCCTATCCATAGTTTTACCTGTGTATTATTTTGAACTTTATATTTCATACATTCCTCCTATTCATCATTTGCACCAGTTAATATAGCTAAAGCTTCTGGTTCCATTAGTACAAATCCAGATACTTTTTCTTCAATTGGAATAATTTCACTTCTACCTTCTGTATAAGGTTTATCTAAAGCAATTGGTAACACTTCTACATATCCTAAAGTATTAGATGTATCTTCCATTCCTACAGGATTTTTAATTCCTAAGATAGATTTATAATTTTCAAAGTATTCTCTATCTTTAAGAACTTGTCTAAGTGTTGCTCCAGTTACAATTTCTGTTCCATCTTTTCTTGTGTAAGTTTTGTCAAATAAATGGTCTAACTCATGTGGAATACATAAAGTTTTTGCCTCATATTTTTTTTGAGCTGTTAAAGCTTTTTTTAATTTTAAAATATCTTCTAAAATTTCTTCTCCAGTAGAAGTTACCCAAGATTTTCCAGCAGCTACAACATGAGCTCCAGCAATAGTTTCATCATTAAATCCTTTTACTCCTAATTGCTCAAATCCATTTAAAATAAAATTATTCTCAGTTTCTGCTACTACTCTCATAGCTTTTTCTACTTCCTTGATAGGGTATATTTTCCCATTTAAAATATCATCTTTTTTATTAGGATCTTGCTCAATTCCTATACTAATAAATTTTAATGGAACTCTAATTACTTCAGTATCAGCTGCAATAACTGGAACTGTCTTAGGTTTTAAATCAGTTATTAATGCTTTCCCATCATATTTATATTTAGGAATTAAGATTTCTCTTGTTGTAATATCTACATTTTCTAAGTTTGTGATTCTTGGTAATAACTCTCTTGCTTCTAGAGGAACTCTTCTCTCCTCTATTACATCAGCTAACATTCCAGCATAAACATTTAAAATAGGGTTTACTGGTAATGACCCATTATTTAGTCTTTTTTGTCCTAATTTATCCATTTGTTTCCTCCTAGTTATAATTTAATAATTGCATATTCTCCAGAGTTTGCAGAAGTTTCAAATATAGCACCTGTAGCTTCATAAGAACCTCCTGCTTCTTTTCCCCAAGTGTTATCAGCTGATTTATAACCAGCTTTATCTCCAGCAACTACTGATTCAGCAACCTTTACCCATACATATCCTTTAGTTATAACTTCTACTGTTGCTTGAGCTGGATATTCTCTTTTATCTTCCATGTTTACATTCCTATAAGCAGCTATTCCTAAATATGCTCCTTCAGCAGCATATTTTTTACATTGATTTTCCTTATCTGTTCCTCTCATTACAGCTGCTCCAAAAGGAATTACTTCCTCAGAATACTTATAATCAAATTGATTGTAAGTAGATAATGCTTTTGCTAACATTCCATCTTTTCTAATAGCCATTATTTTCTACCTCCTATTGAATTTAGTGCTTGAGCCAATCTGTCAAAACCACTTACTTCATTTTCTCTTTTTGTTTCTTTTCCTGTTCCTGGAGTATACTCAGGGTCTGCTTCATTTAACTTCATTACAGCTGCTTCATATAATCCATCTAAATAAGCACTTGGTTTCCCATTTAAATCCATCTCTGGATATGCTTTAGTTATAACTTTAGATTTTAATTCATCTGAGTTAAGTCTAACTAAATCCTCTGCTTTATCTCCAGTAAGAGTTGCTACATTTGAAATTGCATTTAATCTAACTACTACTTCCTTATTAATTTCATCATCAATTCCATTTAATCTAGCCTTATTTTGACTATTCTCTGTTTCTAAAGCAGCTAATCTTCCATTTGCTTGGTCTCTTTCTTTTGTTACTGTTTCTAGTTCATTATCTCTTCTAACTAGAATTTCAAGTAATTCATTTCCTTCATACTCTTTTCCTTTGTAACTTATTTTCATTTCTTTTCCTCCTTCATATAAGCCATCTTCATAGCTTACATCTTCATTTAATTTAATTATTCCTACATTTGAACCATTTCTTCCATGATAAACATGTCCAAAGTGATTTAACTTAAGATTAGTTTGAACTATATCATAGCTCTCCCCTTCTTCTGTTACTCCTGGAGCTAATTCTAAGTCACATCTATAACCTAGTGAGAACTCTCTTTTTCCTCTTAAAAGAACATCATCAATAGCTACTTTATCTATTATTCTCAAATCTACTTTTAGCTTTTTATCTTCTATCCCCCATACTTGAGTAACAAACCCTTTTATAAGAGTTCTAGAATTTAATGGATTAACAAATTCAGTTGGATGAGAGTCTGTCATAATTAATCCTTTAGCTTGATGAGCTACCTTTTGTAATTCTTCTAATGGAATTATTTCTCTTGTAGTCATATCTTTTTCTCTGTATATCATTACTTTATCCGCTTCTGAGAGGTAAGCTGTAAGGTCTAAAAATCCCTCTTCAGTCTTATTTTCTCTAATTACTGATATTTTTATATTTTTCTTTTTCATATCATCACCCCCTTTCAAAATCTATGTTAATAAATTAAGAACATCTTTTTTTACAACACTAGCTGTGCATCTACATCTAATAGCTGAACCAGGTATTTCTCCATCTGGAGGATTAGACCAATAGTAAATCTTATCTTCTCTATCTTTATGAGTTGGTCTAACTCTACTATCTCTAGAAGTTATCCATCTAAATCTTTCTAAACCAATACCTAAAAATTGCATTTTAGTCTGTTCAGCAAAAATATTTCCTACTTGGTCTGTAGCTATTAATTTAGCTCTATTTTTTTCTAAACCAGTTGTTTTTTCTAATACTTCAGTAAGAGTTTTTAAACTCCATCCTTGGTCTAATTTTTTCTCTACTAAATTAGCTACAACTTTATCATAGCTTCTTAAATACTTAGCAGGTTCTGCTTTTATAAGAGCTACATTCTCCGCTAATACTTTTTTTAAAATATTTTTGTTGTAAAAAGGTTGCATTTTATAGTCTATTCCTACTATTGCTCCTATTTGCCCATTTACATAATCTACTGCATAAGTTAAAGTTTCAAGAATATAAGGATAGCAAAGAGTATAAGCATAATCTGTTGTAAATAATTCATCAAAATAAGATAAAATTTCTTCTTTTTGTTCTTCTGTGAACTCTAACATCATCTGACTGCCTAAAACTTCATCTGAAGAATTTGTTTTACTTACTTGACCTTTTATATTACCCGTGGTTTTAAACTCTCTTATTTTAAGTTTTATGAGGTCAATTATTTTGCTCAAAGCTTTACTATAAGCTAATTCTATTTTCCAAGGGAAATTATCTTCCATATTACTCACCTAAATCAGCTTTTATATCTTTTAAGAGCTCATCTCTTATATTTTTAAATTCATCTGCACTCATTTCTATTCCTTCAACTTGTCTTGTAAGATTTATGATAGTATCAACCTTTGATTTTAAAGTTTCAGCTTTTACTTTTTCATATTCTGCTTTCTCTAAATCGGTCATAACTCTTATAGAATTAAACTCTATTTTAAATTCTATTTCTGGTTGTTCAGCCTCTGCATATAATAATTTAACTACTTGCCTTATTAGTTCATCTAAATGGTCTGTTTGGAATTTTTCGATATATTCATACCATCTTTTTGAATCTTCTTCTGCTGATGCAAGAGCTCCTGAAGCACTTCCTAATAATTTTGAAACAGGTATTCCTGTATTAGCTGATAATTCTGAAAATATATAATCTTTTAATTCACTTATTTTCAAACCTTGCATATTACCAATTAGTTCCAATTCATCATCTTTACCAATAATAGCTAATGTTGAGGAGTTTATCTCCATTTCTTTTTTAGTTCTAAAATTTGATTTTTGTTTTATCTTATTTAGATTATCTTGAGAACCTACCTTCAAAACTTTTAACAAAAGAGTATAAGCTATTTGTCCTACAGACCAAGCTGCATTATCTTTTATAGTCAATGAATCCCATAAAGATTTAAGAAAAGAATCTCCATATTCTATGGAACTTGATGTATATTTATCATATCTTAGTATTGGTTCATAAATAGTAAGCCATGAACTATCTATTTTTACACTTGAAGGGTTTCCATATGGATTTTTAAATTCTGCTAATTTTATGGTTCCATATTTAGCTAATAATTTATCCATTTGTCTATTTAAACTAATAATATCTCTAGCTTCAAATATGTTAAAACCTACTATTTTATCTATTTTTCTAATTTCCAATTTTTGACCAGTTTCTAAGTTATAACCTTTTAAAATAGGGAACATAAAAGCAATCCCATCTTTTAAACCATATTTAAGTAAATCTACTAAGTAATCCTTTATTTCTAACTCTTCAATTCTTTTCATTATTTTTTGGTCTAAGTCATCATTTCCACTTATGACTTTAAAACCAGCTTTCAAGGAATCTCCTGCTATCTCTTCTATTAGTCTTTTATTAAACCCATAATCATAAAAAGCTACATCTATGTCATGCTGACTAAGTCTTAATTCTTGACCAACTTTTTGAGATACTACTGGATCCAAATAAGAATCTCCTTTAGTACTATTTGAATCTGTACTTTTTAGAAAATTCTCTCTTTTTACTCTCTTCTTTTGCACTTTCTCACCACCTTTATACTCCACTTACTATTGAATTTTTATTTTCTATAACTATTCCTGCATAAGATACAGTATCTACTACGTCATCATGTTTACCATTAGGAAACTCTAATAATTGTGTTTCTAAATACCCAAGCCACTCTGCTCCCTTAAGATGATATACTTTCATATTGGCATAAAATAAGATTGAAGTTGTTGCTCTTTCTATCTTGTCTCCTTTAGCTGGTAATTTTAAAATAGGTCTACCTTCATTCTCTTTCTTTTGAATTATTCCTATTCCTGACTGTTTATCTTCTATAGCTTGAAATGAACAGTCCCATTTATTCCAATAAAGGTCTATCATCTTTTCTTGCTCGGGAACTTGTAATCTTCCATGATAACAATCTAGTATGAGCATATCATTATCAGGTGTTACTGCTACTGTTAATATAGCTGTTTCATCATTTTGCTGTTTATCTTTTTGAGCTGTATCTATTGTTTGAAATGCTCTACAACTTGATAAAAGATATTTTATTATTCCTCTCTCAGAATGTAGATAAACAAAGTTTTCATCAAATTCAAAATATTGGAAGTAATTTCTTTGGAAGTATTCTCCTGTATCTACTTGTGGTCTTTGCTTATATAAACTCCACCAAGTTCTAGGATTAGTCCTAAAAGGTTGGAAATAATCTACATCAAACATTTGTGGATAGAGTGCTTGTCCTATCTCTCTTCCTAATGGATCATCTTCTACTTCCTCTTCATTTTCACATATGGCCATTAAATCCAGTCTTAACCATTTGAGATTTTTCTCATTCTCTTCTATCATTCCTCTCAAGTCATTATTGGTCCATCTAGTCATTATTAGTACTATTACACAGTTCTGATGAGGTCTTGTCATAAAAGTATCTTGGTACTCTTCCCAAATCCTTGTTTGAATAGTTTTGGAATTTGCTTCTTCTCTGTTCTTTACAGGGTCATCTATAATCATAAGTTCACAACCTTCTCCAGTTGCTCCCCCTCTCATAGTAGTTCCCTTAAATCTTCCACCACCTGTAAGTTCCCAAAGAGCTTTTTTAGCTACATCTCCTTTTATCTCTACACCAAATAAATCCCCTGCAAAATTTTGTATTCTTTCTCTATTCTTTTGCCCAGCTTTCTCTACTAGATTATCTCCATAAGATGCTACTATGGTACTTCTCCAGGGAGCTCTCCCCATAAACCAACTGGGATAGCAATTTGTTATAGAGGTACTCTTTAGATGTCTTGGAGGAATAGATATAGCTATTCTTGACTTGGTATCAGTATCTTTAAATAATCCTCTCTCTGCTAAAGTTAAGACATCACATATAAGTTCTATATGTTCTCCTAATATTAAAGGAGTTTGAGCTGGAAAAGACTGCTTGAAATATGAGTAATAGCTTTCTTGACATAAAAACTCATTAGTCTTTTTTAGATACTTGATTTTATCTAAAGGTATTTCATTAGTAGAGTTAAGATAGTTTTCTAAATCTTGCTCCAACTCTTTTAACTCTATAAAATCTTTAAATATTTTGTTATTTGAGTACTCTAAGCAATTATTTATTTTAAACAACCTTTTTAAATTCTCAATTGCTTTCATCTCTTTACTCCTTTAGCCTTTAACAACATATTTCTTGCTTCTTGAATATCACTATTCTCTTCTGGTCCATCTGTTCCATCTTCTCCTAAAGATTTCTTTAACTCTTCATACTTAGCTAATTCTACTTTCATTTTTATTATTTCAGGGTCAGACCAAATACCATGTAACTCTTTATCCAATTCATATAAATCTTTTATAGCTTGTACTCTATTTTTAAGAGCTTCTTCTTCAGATTTTTTTTCTGGATAATCTCCATTCACTAAATTTTCTCTAAGTTCTTGAGTCATAACTTGATATTCTTTTTTTATTTGTACTCTTCTTTCTACAATTACATCTGCTGCTTCAAATAGTTCTTTTATCTTAGCTACTGCAATAGCTCCTGATTTAATCCATTTTTCTTTTGAAGCTATATTTCTAAGAGTTCCATAATTTATTTGATATTTAATAGCTAAATCCAATAAATCATTTCCATGTTCATATTCTTTTCTTATTCTATTTTTTTTACTAGAAGGAATTTTCTTTGCCATGTCATTGTTATGTAATGTTTTAATAGATATTTTTCTCTCATACTTTAATTAAGGAAAATAAGCTATTTTATTTTTACTAAAAAAGTTATTTGAATATAGAAAAATATTAAGGTTTAGAGCTTTTATACTTTCCTCACTAAATGAAATTAGTGAGGAAAAATAATTTCTAAGATAAAATTTAACTTTTGTAAATTATTATGCTTAGAATATTTCTCTCTTATTCTCTTTATTTCTCTTCCTTTATTCTTTGAATTGTACTTTTCCACTAATTCAATTAAAAAAGTATAATCAAAAATCCAATACTGCTCTAAGTATCTATAAACATCACGTGCCTCCTTCCTTCCAGTTTGTCTTGCTAAAGCATTATTTTGCTTGAATATTTTGTATTTATTTTCAAGAGTGGGTTTGACTTCTCTTTCCAGGTAATCAAACATTTTCAGAATAAAGTCTTTCTTTAATCTCTCTCTAAATAGAGTTTCTATAAAATTCTCACTTGATAATAAATAACTTAAGGAGTTATCTACTCCATATTTCTCACATTGATATTTATATGAGCTTGTTTCCAAGCAATATTCCAATCTTGTAAGTTTATATGGAAGATTACTCTCTCTATCTTTAGAATAAATTTTAAAAGTTGTATTTTTACTAAGTGGAATAAATAAGCTTTCATCATACTTAAAATCACTTATTCTATTTGCATTTGTTATGCTATATATCCCTTTAGCAAAGTTGATATGTTGCTTAGCAAATAATAAAAATACTTCAAAATTCTCATTAAAATCTATTGGTATATTGATATTAAGTTCTATATCTGCTATCTTGGCATTTGTAAAATCAACTATTATCCCATCTCTTTCTAGAATATTCTTTAGTTCTTCAAGAGCCATTTTTAAATCTTCAATAGATGAATTTTGAATATTATTACCTCTCAGTATCTTATTAGGATTAAAAGTAAGCTTATTAAAACAAGTTTCACTTAGTCCTCCATCCGTTTCTGTTAAGGTGTAGTTATATGTCATGGAGAATAGTTCTCTTTTTATGCTTGCTACTTCCTTAACCCCATTTTCTTTTTCTACTATGTCCTTTAATCTGGGATTGATGGAACATTCATAGTCATAAAATGATATTTTATCTATACCTATTCTCATGTCATTACTCTCACCTCCAAATTATTGTTTACCATCCCCTTACCCGAACCTGTCTCATGTTTAGAAATAGATTCAACCAATTTTTACAAAAAATAAAAGAGTTAAGACTTATATTGCTATAAGCCCTAACTCCTTCATTCTTTGAGTTTTACAGTAAATTTTATTTTAATTTAATTTCTATTTTCTCTCCACAATTACAATACATATCTATTTTTTCTAAGTTTATAGATATTGCTAAGCCTTTTCTTATCTCTAATCCACCAGTTTTATTAGTTGAAAATAAAAATTTTTTACACTTTGGACAATAATTTTTACTATCCCTCATCTTGCTTTTATCTATCTCTATTAGCACACTCTCACCTTATACTTTTTAACTAAGTCATTAATTCTACTTTTTTCAAGAGAGTTTTTAACTTTTATCATAGCTCTATATAATAAATAATCTTCATTTGAAAATACTGGTTGACCTATTATATCAAACTTAGATACTTCTGCTAAAAAATTCTCATACTGCTCCATATCTAAGTTTTTATCCCTATATATTACTCCTACTACTTCCATAAAACCCTCCTTTTTAGCTTAGGGAGGAACTATCCTCCCTATCTGTATATGTAAATAAAAAAATATAAAGGGGTCTTTTTTCTAATATAACCAATAGTATCTATAGGAGTACTCAATCAAAGAGTACTCCTAAAAACTAAAGGTTAAAATGATTAATCCTTGTGGATTAGTTAGAATACCTAATAAACTTAGATACTCTAACTAGAGCACAAGGCTCTAGCTCTGAATATAAATATCTTGGGGAAAGATTGGCGGGAATAGCTGGATTCGAACCAGCGACACGAGTTACTTACTCCATCTACCTCTGAATTATATTCCCATGTCGCTCCGTTAAGGCAAGAAGCAATCCTTCAGTTTTTGAGTTTTTTATGAGATACACCATATTTCTAGCTTATGAGCTAGTTAGAACTCCCAATATACTTAGGAACTCTAACTAAGGCATAAGCCTTAGCTGAAAGAAAATTTACTCGAGTGTGATACTAAAAATTTAATTATTGCAGTTGATTCAGTAGGGGTACTCAATAATTTCTCTCCCTTTTTTTCTAAGAAAGGGACAAACTTAAAATATCTAGCTTATGAGCTAGTTAGAATACTCAATATATTTAAGTACTCTAACTAAGGCATAAGCCTTAGTAATTTACAGGGTAGGATTGCACTAAATTATTTCTAGTGTTATGCACTAGTTACAACACCCAATATTTTAGATGCTCTAACTAGAGCACAAAGCTCTAGCCCTATAGATTCTCTTTGCTGAATTTGTTGAACTACTGCTCCTTTATGGGGATAAGCCCTAGTATCATGTTTTGATATGAGTGGATAGTAAATTAAAACAGGAGAGGTTACACCTCCATTTTTTATTTTGTTTTTTTACTCATATCTAGCATTTCTACTAGTTCAAACTCTCAAGTTTATGAGAGCTTGGATTAATAGAAATTATTCAGCCTATTTTATTTAACTAATATTTTTCCTCTTTAAACTCAAATTCTACTTTTAAAAATTTGAATATTGTTTCTATCTCATCACTAAATAAACCCATCTCATCAAAAGTTTCTGCTAATTTATTTGAAATTTCTTTTAGAAAATCACATCTTTCTTTTATAGTGTGAGGATTTTTTTCAAACTTAGGTAAAAATACTCCAACACCTGAAGGCAATTCTTCTGCTTCTGCTTTAATAATTTGAATTGGTTCAGATAAGTGTTTTTCCAAATCCTTTAGATTTATTTTTTTCTCTTCTTTTTCAGTTTCAATAATAACTTTAATTTGCAATATTAACACCTCCAATGTAAAACACTTAATAGAGGAGGGGATAGACATAATACTTCAACTGAACGTGTTAATAGTGCTGAAGTTACTGTATCTAAGCCTACTACACCTAGACCACCTGTTTCTAAAAAATAGGTATCTAATCCCCCCTATTAAATGTTCTATTAATATTTCAACTAACTAAAACACTCAATACCTTGAGTACTTAAACAGGTTGAAATAACTAGAGAGCTTTAGAGGCTCTCTATATTTTACTCAAAAAAATCTTTAAGTTCACATTCACAAAGAGCTGCAACTTTTATGAGTTGAGGTATACTTGGGTAATTATTTTTATTTTTTAAATCACTTATCATATTTGTAAGATATTTTTCTCCCCAACCACCTGTAATACTTGCATCTTTAACTGTTTTAAATTTATCTTTTATTTTTTTTCTTATATTATTGGCTATTTTATCATTTATATTCAATCCCATATTTTTACCTCACAACCTTTTATAATAATAAAATACAACTTTTTTACTTGTTTTGTCAAGAGAAAAAAAGTTTTTTACTTGTTTTTTGTATAACAATAAAAAAAGAAGGCTGTTATGCCTTCTTAATTTAGAATCTAAATAATAATTTACTATACTATTTCCACTTCTGAAAAAATTATATCTATGACTTCTTGTAAAATATCTTGAGGAAGTTTCTCTATTTTTTTATAGCCTCTAGCCTCTAAATCTAAAGTTCTTACATGCTCACATAATATTACACCAGTTGTTTGAGTTCTTGAATCTAATGGAATATGAAGAGGAAATTTATTATCAGTATTAGTTATAGGACAAACTATTGCTAAACCTGTTTTTAGATTGAAAAAATCATTACTTACTACAACAGCAGGTCTATAACCAGCTTGTTCATGTCCAGCTTGTGGATTTAAATTAACTTTTATAATTTCGCCTTGTTTTACCATATTTCTTTACCTACAGATTCCCCCCATTCAATAGTTTCAGCTTTATAAGTTCCTTCATATCCTCCAAATAACTCTTTTATATTTTTTCTTTTTTTGACTTCAATTTTTTTTATCTTTAGTTCGTTATTTTCAGTACTCAATTCTAGTTTATCATTTTCATTCCATTTTAAAAAGTCTAATAAGCTTTTTGGAATACGGATAGCTTGTCCATTACCCCATTTGCATACATTTCCTACCAATGTCATAAAAAACACCTCTCTTTCTTGTGTATACATAGTATACACTTTTTTAAAAGAAAAGTCAAATTTTCACTATTTATTTTTAATCTCCTTGTAAAAAAAAGCTACCTATGAAGGTAGCTAAAAAGGTTTTTCCGTTCGTCTGCTAACTCACTAGTCTTATATTCACTAGCACATATTTCGAGTTTTTCCGTTGCCCGCCAACACGTTAGTCTTATATTACTAACTCATATTTCAGACTCCTTTTTCTTACTTAAATGATACATTATTTTGTACAAAATGTCAAATCTTTTGACCTATTTTGCATATCAATAATATCTCATAACTCCTTTTAACTTCCCTATTACTTTTAATTCTGCTTTATCTAATACTTTTATTCTTGGATAATAAGGATTTATACTTACTAAATAACAAGTATTTCCCTCCTCTACAAATTTTTTTAAGTATACAGCTCCTTGATAATTAACCACTATAATTTTATTTTTTATACATTCTACACATTTAGTTTCTATAACAATAGTATCTCCATCTTTTATTTCTGGCTCCATACTTTCTCCAAATACTCTGATGGCAATATTTCCTGGTTTAGCCAGTTCCTCTGGAACTTCTATAAACTCTAATTCTGTTTCATCTTCATTTAAACAACCATAACCTGCTGAAGCTTGTATATCTGGGAAGAAAGGTATTTTCTTTTGTTTTATTTGACCAATATATTTAATTTTTAATTTTTCCTCTTTTAAAATCGGAGATTCATTATCTAATTTTATTGCATCTAATAACTCAGAATAATCATTTTCATTTATAAAATTTTTTATAAGTTCTAATTTTTTTATAGGGAATTTACTTTTATTACTTTCTATGGAATAAATAAATTGAGTACTACAATCTAATAACTCAGCTAATTGTTCTCCAGTTATTTTATTCTTTTTCCTAATTTTTTTTAAAGTTTCTCCTGTTTTCTTCATTTTATCTCCTCATTTCTTTTTTACAAGTAAATCACTTGTATTTTAATTGTAAAATACAAAAAATATATTGACAACAAACCTTTTTACTTGTATTATTATATTAAATACAAGTAAATTACTTGTATTATAAATAAATAATAAACTTTTGTATCACAAAAAGAGAGGGGGAAAATTATGGGAGTACCTACTATCGAAGGACTTGAACTTAAAAGGACAATGAACCTTCATGCTGAGATTATGTTTATAGAAGAACTTATAAGAGTTGCCTGTAATATAGATAATCTTGATGATAAAAGAAGAGCTAAACTCTATGGAACTCTCAAATGGAAAGAGGATAGAGAAAAAGGACTTTTCAAAAGGTTGCTAAGATTGTTAGATATGGATAATCCAGTTCTAATAAAAATAGAACTTAACTCAATCCTAGATGACAAAATCACTCTTACCAAGCAATTTGAAAAAAGTATCTTAGAACTTCAAAAACAAGATAACTACTATGAGAAAAAAGATGATGAAGTGAGAGAGAAAATAATACTTCAACTATCTGGAGCAAGTGAAAGACTTGGAGAAAGTAGTAGTGAAATTGAAAGAAGGTTGATGGAAAGAGAGGTAGGATAATGTTAGCAATTATTAAAAAGTTATTAGGAGTAAAAATTAAATTCTATGGTAAATTTTAGAATCAATAATTATAGGACTATGGAAATACAAAAAATAAAAAAAGTTATTTAGTCTGACCACTAAATAACTTCCAAAGGGTATGCTACCCACGAACAAATATAGTGTAGCATACCTTGAAAAAAATTTCAAGGAGGAATTGCTATGAAAGCTAAAATTAAAGGACAAACTCATATTTGTACTGAAATATTTGAAGGAATTACTTATGAGGGAATAGGCCCAACTTATTTTACAGCTGTTAAAGCTTTAGAAAGAAATATCCAAGAAGCCACTGGAAAGGTGGTGGAACTATGGAAATTCTAGCTGTTACACCTAATAAAAATGCTAATGAAATTCTATTCAAATTTAAGTGGAATAATGGAAACCCTGCTTGGATAGAACTAAAAAATGAAAAACTTGTATTTGTAGCTCCCAAATATACTGGTAAATATTGGGATTATACACCAACAGGATATAATCCATCAGCAAGTATAGTCAAAGCTATTTTAAGACTTTTTACTCATCAAGCTATCCCTTTTATGAGAAAAATTATAGAGGATTTAGAGAAAAAGCAAGGAGATTGGCTAACAATACAAAACTATAAATTAGCTATTGAAAAAATAAAAAATCTGTCTTGGAGTGATGAAAATGAAAAAGCATGTTAGTTATTATCATTCATCTGGTAGGTTAGGACCAAGTTTCTAACCTACCAATATGCATACAGGATTTTTTAAAAGCTTTACAGGAGGGATTAGGATGGAAAAATTAAGATTTACAGATAAATTTAACAATGAGGATATTTCTTGGAAAACACTACAAAACAGTTGGAATGAGGGTAAGCCTTATGCACTAATGACACCTTTTGTCAATGCTAGTGCTATTCAGCAAAGATTAGATGATGTATTAGGTTGGGAGAACTGGAAAACCGAATACAAGGTTGAAGAGAATGGAAATTATAAATATGTTATATGCATCTTATCATGTAGGACTAAAGATGGAGAATGGATTAGCAAACAGAATGTTTGCGAAATTACTGAGAAAAGTCAGGACAACAATGCTCCTGACAATCCTATAAAGAGTGCTTACAGTGGAGCTTTTAAGAGGGTAGCACTTGAATTTGGAATAGGAAGGTATTTAAAAAATATAAAAAAATATGCTCCAAAATGTTGTGAAAGCTTCCCAAATGGAGAAAATGCTATTAGATGTTATGACAAAAAAGCTACTAAAGTATTTTATGCTGTCATACCTACTCTTGAAGATGCACCTAAAAAAGAAGTTGATAAACCTCAAGCAATTGAAAAAGAGGAAGAGAAACCAATTGTAAAACCTATAGTTGTACACAATACTCCTATTGGAGTAACTAAAGCTAAAGAAATTGAAGAGTTCTTATTAATCAAATATGGAGATAAAGTTACTAAAGATAAGATAGATTCAATCTTACAACATTTTAATTGCAACACTTTATCTTTAATCACTCATAGAGATTTGGCAGAACTAAAAAAATGTAAATTTGATTTAGAACAGTTAAAAAAAATAGCTTAAATTAGTTTTGAAATATATCCCTGGAAGAGAAATCTTTTCCAGGGACTTATTGCAGAATTAAAAGGAGGAATCTATGAAAATAAACCAATACTATGATGTTCCTATTGAAAGAGAATTTGATTGCAGACAATGTGGAACTCATATTGTAGTGACAAATTCTAAAGATAAAAGAGTTGTTTTTTGTTCTTTAGTATGTGAAAAAAAATACTGGAGATGGAAAAGCAAACAAGATGCACTCCACAAAAAAAGAGGACGTGAAAAAAACTTAGGACTTAGAAATTATGGACCTAAAGAAATGGCTATCCTAATGTGGAGATGGAAAAAGGAGGCAGAGATTGGCTAAAAAATCTAAAGGAGAATTAATTGTAGAAAAGTTAGATAGTTATATACTGGAAAATTTTAGAAAAATACCTCATTTGGAACTTCACAGAGGAATTAGCTCCATTATTTCAGAGTATAGAAATTTTAAGGGAATTAATCCAGCTACAGTTTTAATACTTACTCTTTTTAGATATAAAAAAATAGATTTTTTTAAAACTTTTAATACTGTTGATGAGATTGAAAAATATTTTCAAAGTATTTTGACTAACTATTGCATTAAAGCTCAAATATCAATAATTCAAATACCTAATGAAATTAAAGAGGATATAAAAAAATATTATTATCAACTAAATTCTGATGTAAAAAAATTTGATGAACTATTAAAATTCTATTTCAAAGTTGGAGACATTGAAGATGAAGATATACAAAAGTTAATAAAATTAAAGAAAAACAAAATTGATGAAACAATTAATGAAAATCCTGAAATTTTAAAAAAATCAATTTATTTGAATGAAGTAATAACTAAAATTTTATTTAAATAAAGATATAATCGTCGGATTTGCGTTGGAAATTTAACCCAACTTCAATAAAATCAATGATTTTAAAGTAATTTTGCGTCAGAAATAAAAAAATCCCCCTTGGGGTAATCTAACTATAACAATTTTTTTACAAAAAGTCAAAAAATCAAAATGAGCCTTTTAAATACCTCTAAAACATTTTTTTATATCTTAGATGAGTATTTTATCGTTTAAGGTATAAAAACTTAAAAATAGAGTAGAGCCATAAAGGGAGAATTGATTTTAAAAATAATTACAAATAAAAAATTGGAGGAATGAAAATGGAGAATGAAAAAGAAATTATAAATCCAGACAAATGGAAAGAAAGACTTCTTACTTGGGCAACAACTCATCAGGGAAAAAATATTAGCTGGATGCATTTAAGAAACACTTATCTTGATGAGGAAGTTGAAGATGCAATTAAGTATCTAAAACATGAATATTTAGAATATTTCACAAAATCCCCAGTCTTACTTGTGACAAAAGAGGAAAGGGAATTACAACAACATGCAGCTCAATCTGAAATATTTGGAAAACTAATGACATTAGTTCATGAATTTAAAGGTTGGAAAGGTATAGGAGAAGTATTAGTAGAATTTGAAAAATATGGAGTTCAAATAATTGAAGATGCTATAGATTGGTATCAATTGGATAATTCAGAAATCAAAGAAAAAATTGACAAACTAGAAGCTCTGGAAGAAGAAAATAAAAATTTAAAAAATAAATTGAAACAGGAGGATTAAAAATGAATGGATTAGCAGCTGCTTTTTATTTAATTCAAGCAAAAGAAATTATTGAAACAATGAAACAAATTAACCAAGAGGGAATAAGTTTAAGAAATCAAGCGGCAATGATAGGGCTCAGTAGCTTGTTAGATGATTCTATCACTAAAATAGAAACTTCTTTTGAAGAAGAAGCTAAAAAATTAATTGATGAGGGAAAAATAATTTGGAATGAATGGTGTAATAAAAATCGAGAATATGCTAAAGGAAATGAAACTGTAATGAAAATCCTTGAATATAATTTCGAAGATTAAGCCTTTTATATAGCTCTCACTTAGATGAGAGCCTTATAAAAAGTTTAAGAGGGAGGTTTAGTATGTTAGATAAGTTTATTCTAAAGAAAAAACAAAAGAATAACTATACAAAGATTAGTAATGAGTTTTTACAAGACACTAACCTATCATTTGAAGCAAGAGGTATGGCAGCATCTTTACTTTCAAGACCAGAGGATTGGGTTATAAATGTTTCAGCTCTAATGGCTGAAGGAAATATTGGAAGAGATAAAGTTAAAAAGATTATCCAAGAACTTGTTGATAATGGTTATATGTATAAAGCTCAAGACAGAAGTTCTGGAGGAAAGTTTGGAAAAAATATTCTATACATTTCTGATGAGAAAGACTTTCTAAAAGAAGAAGCTGAAAAGATAGAACAAGGTTATGAAGAAACTGAGGAAAAGTGTTATTCCCAGCCGTTAACTGAAAAACCGTTGACGGTTTCACCGTTGACGGTAAATCCGCAACTACAAATAAAAGAATATAACAAAGAAAAGAATATACAAAAAAATCATGATAATCATGATAGTGATATTTTTGAAAAATTATTTAAAGAGTTTGGAATAAATTACACAACTACTAACCAAGAATCAGTAAAGAAATTATTAGCAAAGATGACCCAAGATGAAGTAGTGAGATACCTTAAAGAAACTTATGAGGCTATATCTAAAACAGCTAGTGTTAAAAATATTGCGGCTCTTTTCTCTATGAAAATAAAAAAAGGAGAAAGACAAATTATAAAAACAGTTGTTCCTAAAGTTGCTGATGAAGTACCAAAAGAGGAAAAAATTAAAGAAAAAATTAAAAAAATAGCTAACTACTGGTTAGATTATTACAATGTTTGTAAAAATTATGAGGCTGCTGTAAATGGTTTGATGTCTGATTTAAGTGAATATATTGAGGAATACCCAGGATTATGTGAGGAGTACTATAACAAATTTGATAAACAGGTAAATAAAATCAAAGAAAAAAAGGGGGCTTAAAATGAAAAAAAGAATGTATACCATTAAAAAAATTCTTTCTCCAGAGCTCCAAGAAGTACATGCTTTTTTAGTTTCAATGAGATATACACTTAAAGCTTTAAAAGAATTGTATCCTCTTGAAGTTAAGTTTATTAGAGACAGATGTAAAGAGTTACATTTGAAAGGCTTTGATGAACTTATAGAAAAATTAGAGCTTGGAATTAAATATGATGCTAATGGGGAGAGGATTTTACTCAATGAAGATGAAAAAGAATCTAGCAATAATCATAAAAGAAAAAGAATTTTAATCGAATTTCAAGGGAGAATTTTCCCAAGTAAAAAGCAATTAGCTAATTACTTGGGGAGAAGTATGAGTTTTGTTACAAGCGAACTAGAGAAAGAAGATTCTGTTTTTAAAATTGTAGGATTTGATGCAAGAAGGAGAGTTAAATGGTAATAACAGAAAAATTAAAAAGAATCAAAGAGTTGTGTGATGAACTAGGTATTAATCCAGATACATACAAAAATATCAAAGAGCATGGAAGATTAATCTATATTCTTTCTCATTATTGTATGTTTAAAAAAGGGGATTTAAAAGCTGGAAGAATAGCTCCTCCAGACCCTAAAGATTTTATGGGGGATAAAAAATAAAAGGGAGGATTAATGGGAAGAAATAGAAAAAAACATAAGAAAAAACAGAAAGAAAAAGTTATTAATTACAGTGTTAATAACAATATTACAGAAGTAAGTAAAATAGCTATTTCTGAGAGTGATAAAAAAATTGTTAATCGAAATGTTAATTGGAGCAATATGAAAGTGATGACTACTGGAAGAGGAAGGAGGGGACCAATATATGTTTAAATCAAGAAAAGAAGTTTTAGAAGCTTTTTTGAAAAGTGAGCCTTGTTTAAAAGCCTTTTTACTTTGTGATGAAAAAGAACTAAAAATAAAAAATTATTATGTTAATCCTGGAATGATAAAAGGTTTTGAAAGAGATTCTAAAAAGCCTCTTATAAAAATAAGATTTACTAATTTTACTTATAGTTTAGATTTGACAAAAGGAGATTAAAGATATGACAACTAAAACTTGTGTAGAGTGTAAACATTTTTATTATTTTCAAAATATACCTGCTTGTGGACATTTTGGAGAAATAATTAATCCTGATGATAAGTCTTGTAAAAGATTTATTCAAAGAACTAATGAAATAAAAGGAACTGATATTAAAAAGATAATTAAAGAAATTGCAGAAGGAGGAAATGAAAATGTATAAAGTTCAAGAAGCTTGTGATAATTGCTACCATTGTGAGCTAATAGGGTATATAGAAATGTGTCGTAATAAAGAGTCAGAGAAGTATAACAAAGAAGTAGACGTGGCTGGAATATGTAGTAAATATAAAAAGGGTATTTACTGGGAGGAAAAAGAGAATGAGGAAGTGGTGGAGTAGATGGGAAAATGGATATGTAATGAGTGTGGTGGAGAAGTTAAATTTGAAAGACATTATAAAGATAGCTTAGATAAAAATGGTTTTATCATAGAAGAGGAAAGTGAAGCTGAAGAAATTTATAGATGTCAAGATTGTGGAGAAGAAAACTATTTAATACAACTTATAGCAGATTGGAGAGAATAAAATGGGAGATTGGAAGTGTAAAAAATGTGGTGGAAAAATAAGAATATCATTAACTAGAGTTATGAGCAGCGATTACAATATAGATAAAAAAGGTAATCCTATTGGAAAGTGTTTAAGTAAATTAGAAGGAGAAACTATAGCTGACAATTTGTATTGCTCAAAGTGTGGGGCATGGTACGAAAGTGAAGAATTTGAACTTGAGGATATAGCAGAGTGGATGGAGAAATGACAGATAAAGAAGTAAAAGAGTTTAGAAACTTAGAACCAGGAAAAATTTTTAAATCAGGAAATGTAATTTTAATTGTTGAAGAAGTTGATGCTTATGATTGTGAAGGTTGTATATTTCAATATAATATTTCAGATTGTAAATTTTTTCAAAAGAAAGGGATTATTCCAGAGTGTAGTTTTGATGAGAGAGAAGATAGAAAAAATATAATTTTTAAAGAGGTGGAATAATGGAAAAAATTAATATTAAAAATTATAAAAAAGATTATGTTTGTTACATTGATGAATATGACAATTTTCAAGTTATTGGGAGTGATGATGTTGAAACGATAAAAGAAGTTATGGAAGATGGATACATAATTTATGGGACTACTGTAGAAAATGTATTTGAAGAAGATTTTATAAAAGAGATTCAAGACAAGTTTGAAGATCATGCTGATGAGTATGGTTACCCAGATATGAATTGTTGTATAGACTATGATGGAGAGGAATTTAAAAAGGTTAAAGATGCTGTAAGAGAATTTATAAAAAGTTTAGGAGATACTAATAAATGCTATTACAGAGATAAAAATGTAATCATAGAGGTGGATTAAATGAGATGTAATCACTGTGATAGAGTTATAGAAAAAGATGAGAGGGGTAAGAATGAAACTAAAAACTAGGAAGGAAAACAGAATAAGAAAGATAAGCTTAAAATTTAAAAAGGGATCTCTCAGATGCTCTGAGGAAATAGAACTTGATTTTCCTAAAGACCAAGAGGCAATGCTTTTAGTTGTTGTTGATAAAATGATTTATATAAATAAAGATTCAAAATTATTAATGAATTTTAAAAGAAAAGGTAATTTAGTAGAAAGACAATTTTATATTAATAATTCTGGAAAGATAATCAAAGCTCCAAGAGAAAGAAAAAAGATAACTTATCCTGTGAAAAAACAAAAGAAAGAGGTAGAAAATGGAGAATAAATTATTAATAACTTTAGGAATAGTAGTCTTTAGTGCAGCATTGACATATTATTTTAAAGTAATCATTCCAAGTAGGAAGAGATGGGAAGAAGAATTAAAGAAAGAGTTAGAGCAAGTTGAGAGAAAATGTAATAACTGTAAACATAGAAATAGGTTTAAATTTACTTATGATTCTTGGGAATGCTACTGTTCTGATGGGAGTATACATAATAAATTTAATTATTTTTATAAAAATCATGAGTTTAATGATGAAGAGATAGAAGAGGCAGAATGGAGAATAAAATTTAGAATGAAAGAGGAGAATTATGACTGTTAAAGAATTGATAGAAGTTTTAGATGAAGAGCTAGAAAGTAAGGAAATTTATATATTTGATGATGATAAAGAAAAATGGATTCCATTAAATAAAAAAGATTTAAGAAAATATTTGATGATTATGTAAGTGATTGGAGGATTAGATGTTTAAGTCTGAAAGAGAAATGCAAGATACCTTTGTATCTTTACTAAAAGAAAGAAAAACATGTGGATTAATATTTGAAGAAGTTGGTAATAGGAACTTTTTCTTTAGAACTGATATAATCGAGTATAAAGATAGAACTAATATAATAGGGTATGAACTTAAATTAGATGATTTTAAAAAGGTTATAGAACAAACAATAAAAACCTTAGAGTTATTTGATAAAAGTTATGTAGTTATTCCTTGGAATAAAAGAGAAGGATTTATCAAAGTTTTTAAAAACTTCACTGATGAAAAGAAAGAAAAAATAGGAATAATCATTGTTAATAGAGATGAGTATAGATGTATAAAACCACCTAGTCGAGAAACTACTAGAAATTATAATAATAAATGGAATGTAGGGTTAATACAAGACTTAATAATTAGAGGGTATCACAAAGATGGACAACACCATTGTATAACTTATAAATAATTGGAGGACTTATGAAATTACCAGAAGGATTTGAATGGGAATGGATAGAGCAAGAAATGTTCTTTGCTCATAATGAAGCTGTAAGAAAAATAGTTCAAGCTAAAAAATTAATTCTTGAATCTTTTCAATGGTGTGAGTGGGACATGGATTATAGAGTATTTGAAGAATTAGAACTAGGAATAGAAGAAATAAAAAGTAAAAAAAGAAAAATGAAAGAAAAACTTTTTGAAAGAAAGGTGAAAAAATGTCTAGAATTTTACGACTCCCAGTTAAAAGAGAATACTTTAATCAAATTAAAGCAGGAACTAAGACTGAAGAGTATAGAATCGTCAAAGAATACTGGGGAAAAAGAATAGTTAAAGAATACGACGAGGTTTGGATAACTTTAGGTTATCCTTCCTCATCAGAACAAGACAAGATAATAAAATTTAAATTTACAGGATATGAAGAAAAAGAAATTATACACAAAGAATTTGGTAATAAACCTACTAGGGTTTATGCAATTAAATTAGAGGAGAGGATATAATGCATTGTGATTTAGTTTTAATAGCTACCAATATTATGGTTGAGATTACTAAGATTATTGGAATTAAAGAAGGAGAATATACAACTGTTCTAAATGCTGAAGATACTACTATTTTATCTGGAATACAGTATGATAAAAGAATTATAGGTAAGGATGAAGAGGTCAAAGTGCTTAGAAAAATTAATAGCATAGGAGGATATATGAAATATAAAATTATTTTTGCAGGATTAATTGTTATTATTGTATTGGATATTTTAGGGAAGATGTTTTAATCTTCCTTATTTTTATACCACGAAGTTTTGTCAGTTATTTTTTTAAACAAAAAAATCTCTACTCACCCCTTTAAGAAGAATCTTTATTCTTTTATTCTTTTATATATTTCGGCACCTTCAAAAGTTAGAATTTTAGGGATGTTATGAAGACAAAAAGGTACAAAATCCAAAGTTTAAAGGTACAAAATCCAGAAGTTAGAGGTACAAAATCCAAAGTTTAAAGGTACAAAATCCAGAAGTTAAAGGTACAAAATCCAACTTGAAAGGTACATCATTATGTATTGTGTACCTCTAAAAAAATATTTTTTTTATTTAAATATTGTTAAAGCTTGATTTTATTGAGTTTATAAGTTGTTTGAAAATTCTCTTTCAATGTTTTAGAATCCTTGTTTTTAGGGAAGTGAGAGAAGTAAAAAGGTACAAAATCCAAAAAATATAGGTACATCAAAATTTGACATAGTACCTATATAATGTTATACTAATTTTGAGGGTTTAAATTAAGGGGGAGTTATGAGTCAAGAAAAATATAATTTAATACATCATAAAGACTTTCATAATCTTCAATTGCAAAATTATTCAGTAAAAGAAAGAGCTGTTTTTTTAACTCTTTGTTTAAAGGTTATGGAACAGGAAGATGATGTAGTAGTATTTGATATTGCAGAACTAGCAAAAATATCAAATTATTCTCCAAGAAAAAAGGGAGATAATATTATTTTATTTTTAAAGGAATTGAATGATAAATTAAAAACATTAGAAGTAATGCAAATTAAAGAAAATGGTGGATTTAAAAGTATTATTTTATTTCCAACTTTTGAAGTGAATCCTGATGTTGGAAAAGTAAAAATTAGAGTAAATCCTGATTATAAATATCTTCTTAATCATTTACAAGCTCCTTATACAATTCAGGCATTAATAGAATATTCAGAATTAAAAAGTGGTTATTCTCAATTAATGTATAGTTTATTAAAATGTTGGAATAAAGCTAAAAAACTAAAAATAAGTCTTGAAGATTTTAGAAAAGAATTGGGAGTTCCAGAGGGTTATAGTATTTCAGTTATAGATAAAAGAGTATTAGCTCCTATTATGAAAGAACTTCCAAAGATATTTAATGATTTAAAAGTTGAAAAAATAAAAAATGGAAGGTCTGTTAGTGGCTTTTTATTTACCTGGTCTGATAAGAAAGTTGTTGATGAGCAATTAGAAGTAGAAGAAATAGAAGTTTCTGAAGAATTAATGGAAGCTATTGAAAAGGCTGAAAAAAATAGATTTATAAAACCTTTTCTTTCAGATGAAAATATTATTAAACTTTTAGAAAAATTTTCAGAAGATAAGCTAATAAAAGGATTAAAAAGTGCTTACAATTTAGTAAATAAAGAGATTAATAGTTTAAATTATTTAATAAAAATTATTGAAGATGATATCCAAAAACCTAGAAAAAAATTAGTACTAAGAAGAGTTAAGGAAGCTGAAAAGGTAAAACCTACTTTAGAAGAGATTTATGAAGAATGGCTAGGAAAATTTAATGGAAATAATAGAAGTGATATCCTTGGAGGATTTGTAGAAGATATATCAGAATATGGATATGAGAGTAACGAAAAAGCATTAAAATATTATGACGAATTGACAAAACTAAAAGAGGGGGAATAAATGAAAATCATAACATTTATTACAGAAAAAGGGGGTACTGGTAAGACTACTGGTGCTCGTGAAGTAGGTGGAGTATTAGCAAAAGACTACGGAAAAAAAGTATTATTTATAGATTGTGACTACCAAAAAAACTTAACTACAAGTTTTAAATTTAAAGAAAATGAAAAAAATATATTTAATGCTTTCTTAAATAAAGATTTTAAAAATAATATAGTAAATATTGTAGATGGAATAGATATTATTCCAGGAAGTATAGATATGAAAGACCTGGATGTTACAGCAAGAGTTACTTTTGATAAAGATGACATATTGAAAAAAGAATTAAATAAATTAGAGTATGATTATATTATTATTGATTGTCGCCCAGATATGAAGTTAATAGAAAAAAATGCTCTAAGAGTATCTAATTTTGTCTTAACGCCAATTGAACCCCATTACTTTAGCCTAGATGGATTTGATTTGGTAGAGAGATTTATAGCAGGAATTAAAGAAGATTTGAGCACTCCTTTTACTCATTTAAGTTATCTTTCAAGAGTTCCAGGAGATAAAGGATTTATGAAAGAGCTTGAACCAATATTAGAACAATATAGTGATTCTTTATTAAAAACTTGTGTTAAAGAAAATGTTAAATTAAAAGAAGCTTCAATGGTTAAAGTGCCTATAGTTGAGTATAGTCCTACTTCAAATGGAGCTAAAGATTTTAGAGCTTTAGTCAAGGAGTTGATAGAGTATGGCATCTAAATCAATGAAAAATAAGTTTGGAATGTTAGATAGAAAAAGAGTCGTAAAAGACGCTTTGGTAGTTAAAGAGGATCCAGTTACAGCAGTAGTTAATTCTATTGAGAGTAAATTTGATTATGACTCTTTAAATATAAGTATTGAAGATAAAGAAGATTTAAAGAATTATGAAAGAGAAGTGCTTTATCAAAAAGGAAGAATGATAGAGAGTGCTCTGATTACAGGAGAATATTTAGAAAAAGCTAGAGAATTATTCAATAGATATGGCGAGGAAAATAATAGTTATATGGAATGGTATCAAGCTCTTGGATTCTCAAAAGACCAAGTGTATTTACTAAGAGGGAGATATAGACTATCACTTGAACATCCATCTCATAAAACTATTATAGCTGATTTAAGTGGAAAAGAAGTTAAGGAACTTATAAATAAAAAAGTAGAGAAAGAACAGGTTGAAAGAGTTCTTTCCTCTGGAATAAGAACTGCTCCTGAAATAAAAAAAGCTATTTCGACCGCGGCCGAAATAGGAAGTGATGTGATGGATGCAGAGATAGTAGAAACTGAAAAAGATAAAATGTTAAAAAAATTATCTGAAATTGATAGTAAGATTAATAGATTGGAAGAGGAACTTAGAGAGCTAAAATCATATAGAGCTAAGTTACAGGAAGAGATAAAAGGATTATAAAAACAGTAAGGTAGAAAAATCTAAAAGAATATGTTATACTATCTAATTAAGGATAGCTTATAAAAAAGCTATCCTTATTTTTCACTAATTTAGAGCGGAGGAAAATAATGTACTATTATTGTGATGAAAGCTGTCATTTAGAAAATGATGGAATTAATTTTATGATTTTAGGTTCTATTAAATTACCAAGAGAAAAAAAAGAGATAATTTATAAAGAAATTAAAGATATAAAAATTAAACATGGACTTTCTCCAAAAATGGAAATAAAATGGACAAAAGTATCTTTAGGTAAAGTAGAGTTTTATGAAGATATAATTGATTATTTTTTTAATAATGATGATTTAAAATTTAGAGCAGTTATAGCTTCAAAAGAAAATTTAGTATTCGGAAATGAAGAAAATGATGATTATGCAAGTTGGTATTATAAAATGTATTATCAGCTTTTGAATAATTTTATGGATATGTATAAAAAAAATAGAATGTTTTTAGATGTAAAAGATTCAAGAGGAGGAAAAAGAATAAGAACTTTAAGAAATATACTAATAAGAAAGAATAAAAATAAAAAGTTTATTGGAGATATTAATCAAGTTCATTCAGATACTAGTGAAGTTTTACAATTAACAGATTTATTAATAGGAGCTTTAGGATATTATAAAAGAGGATTAACTACTAATGAAGGAAAAAGAAAAATTGTAGAAAAAATTTTAGAGCATACTATAAAAAGAAATATTGATATTTCAGGAACAACAAGATTAGGAGAGAAAAAATTTAATATTTTTTATTGGAAGGGGGAACTAAGATGAAATCTAGTTTTCTTCCAGAACCTTTAGATTTTTCAAATTGTTCAACTTATGAAGAACAAGAAAAAATTGCTTATGATTATTTTTGCGAAAACATAAAACCTTTAAATAAGAGAGAAAAATTTAAAGGAAAAGATATCAAAATTAACTTAAATTCCCAATATTTAGATTCTAAAGAAGAAAGTTTTTTGCATTTAACAGGTTTTGATGAAACAAATAAATATTCTCTTAATCCTTGCAATAATTTAGAAATAGAAACTCAGTGTACTAATTCTTGTGAAGTAGAAGGAATTCCTGATGGTCAAAGAATATTATGTTTATATAGAGCAAGATTGCTTCCTTGGTTTAATGAAATAATAAAATTAGCAAATGATAATAGTCCATATATAAAATATTGGGAAAAAGAAAAAATAAATCCAAGGACTAAGAAAAAAGATAGAATAGCTTGTATTAGATTTAAAGAAGATATAGCTGATTATTTAATTATACTAAGAATTTATCCAGATGGAAATTATTATCTTATGAGTGCTTATCCATTAATATTGAAAGATTTAAGAAGAGACTGTGAGAAAGAATATGAAAATTATATTAATGATAGATAAAAAAAAAGCCAGTTCTGACATAAGTCGAGCTGGTATCTCCTTATACACATGGTATATGAGCAATTATATTATATATTAAATATATAAAAAAGTCAAGGAAAAAACTTGACTTTTTTGTTTATAAATATAAAAATAACGTTTAAATATGTTTTATGTGACAAATGAGTGAAAAAGTATATTTTTTTAAAAAAGTCAAATATATACAATATATAAATATATCTTGACATCCCACTGGGATGAGGTTATGATATTTTTACTTGCAAGTGAAAAAATACTTGACGGTCTCAGAGACCAAGGTTATTATATAGAAAAAATAGGAGAGTGGTACAAATGAAAAAAAGGCACGATATAACAAATTTTTTTAGTAGGAAAAAAATAGTTGCTGAAGTTGCAGGAGCTTGTTTATATGAAATCTATCTCACTGACTCTCAAATAGAAAGAATGGATAAAACAGGAGCTTTTTGGGGCGAGTTCTTGGATGAAATGGTCGAAGAGTAAAAAAAGAGAGGATTACTCCTCTCTTTTTAGTCTTTCTAAAGGTTTTCCTGCTACAACTTTGTACCATTCATCTTCTGTAATTTCTACATAATCTCCATATTTTACTCTTTGAGATTTTTGGTAATCTCTTGTAAGTTCTATTACTTCCTCTAAATTTTCACAAATACATAGTGGCTCGTGTCTATCATAACTAATGTTATAAATGGCATAATACTTTTTCATAATATTCCTCCTTTTTGTAGGTATACTCTAATACCTTTTTTTATTTTGACGTACCTTAAAAACGATTTTGTGAGGTCATTTTTTTAGATTTAACTCTCAATTTCATTTTCCATGGCTATTTTTATATTTTTTTTATATTTATAGTAAGTTGCTGGTCTCATGTTAAACATTTCTATAATTTCTTTATCTTTAAAATTACCACCAAAACTTTTAGCTAATTTTTTTATTTTTTCAGAGAACTCTTTTTCTTTTTTAGTTACAATAATAGTTCCTGTTTTTCTTCCAAGAATAACACCTTGAGCTTTTTTTTCTCTTAGACCTTCCTTGGTTCTTATTCTTAGGTCTTGAACCTCTTTTTCTGATTGGTCAAAGGCTATTTGTATTTGTCGTTTAGCTAAAATTATAAGATATTCTCTTACCCCTTTCATTATAGTGTCATTTAAATCAGTATCATTTGTTTTTATATTTTCATTTGTTTTGAGTTGCTCTTTATAAAGTTCAGTATTTATATATGGTTCTTTTAAAAATATTAAGTTTATTCCTTTGTTGTAGAATTCAAAATAATCTTTTATTCCTTCTGATGAATTCCTACTCATTCTGGAAACACTATCAAATACTATGGTATCTCCTGGAGCAACTATTTTTTTTAATTTATTCCATTCTTTTCTATTGGAAATGGTTCCAGTAAAAACTTCTTGATAAATTTTAGCATCTGGATGAGATTTATTTATATTTTCTATTTGTCTAGCCAGAGATTGTTTTGGAGTAGAAATTCTACAATATCCATATTTCATTTTTCTTCCTCCTTTTATTTCGGTTTAATCGCCCGTTTATTTAGTTATTTATATAATAACATATTTGAGGTATAATTTCAATATATTTTAGTTATTTTTTTGAATGACGTTTAAAACGTAATATATTTTATTTAAGGTGTACCTTAAACAATACAAATTATTTTTTTATAATTTTAATATATATAATAAAAAGAGTGTGATTATATCACACTCTTATGGCTTGGTATATGTAGTCTCGACTATTCTCATAGTTGCCTGGATTTTCATTTATAACATATGCTCCCAGGTCCCTGCATATTGGGAATATCCCCAATCAAAATCGAGCAGACAGCAAATGCTACATGTGTTCTAGGATGATTTCTAGAATAGCACATCACCTCCATTGAGTTAAAGAGGCTTCAATCAAGCCTTTTTAAGTATAGCATATCTTATTTAATAAGTAAATAAAAACAGCCACCAAATTTTTGATGGCTGCCTTTAAATTATTTTTGATAAAGTTTTTCAGTTAGTTTATCTAATTTTTCATTTATTGCTTGAGTGCTTACTTGCATATTATTCACATTCATACTAACATTAGATAATTTAGTGTCTATGTTTTCAAGGATAATATTTAACTCTCTTCTAGTTACATAAACATCTCCTAACTTGTCAAAGTCCTTATCCATTTCTTTTACTTTATCTTCAATTGTTTTAATTTTAGTTTCATAACTTATTAGAACTTCATTATGTTTAGAAACACTTGACCACAACCAGCCACTAAATGCCGATAGGGCTCCGAATACTAATGTTATTACTCCAGCAAGAACTTTATTAGTTAACTCAGGCATAATTCCTCCTTAGAACCAGAAGAGCTCTCTAATAGAGTTAGCTCTTCTATATACTTTTAGTTTAATCAGATTAGTTTTATGTTCCCAAGGATTTATTTCAAGTTCTAAACCTTGTTTTTTAAATTTGATTCCTCTAAACCCAAATCAACTTTAAGTTTAGATACTCCTTCATTTATTTGCTCATTTGAAGTTAGAGATCCATCTCCATCTACATTTTGTCCTCTCAATCCTTGTTCAAATGAGTCAATCTTATCAGCTAATTCTTCTCTAAGTTTTTTAGGAATTTTTTCTCCCACTTTTTTTCCTACTGAAAATATTTTAGGATTAGGTAAAAATAGGCCAATAAAAAATACTGCAATAGTTCCTAAAATCTCGGCATTGTTAATGATAAAATCTTTCATATTTTATCCCTCCTTATTTTATTTATTCCAATAACTTTTAATGTTATTGTATCTTCTTTTGACATCTTGGGGATTTATTTGTCCCCATTTTTGATTAAGTTTAAATTTTAATACCATCTCTGGAGTTATTACTTCTCCTTTTTCTTTAAGCCATTTGTGCATCTGGCCATTGTAACTTAAAAATAATTGATTATGGTAATCCAGTAGATGAATAAATGTTTCACTATCTTGTACTTCAATATCTGGAATGAGAGTAGATAGATATTCTATACTACTCTTTATATGAGATAAATCTAAATCATCTATTTCTTTTTTGTGTTCCTGGAGCTTAATTGTTAAATCATCTATAGATGGGTCTAGTGATAGTAATCTTTCAATATCCTTATCACTAAATCCTATTCCTTTTAAGAAATTTCTAGCAGCAGGATTACCTGTTACATCAAATTGACTTCTTCCAAAGCTGTAACCACTCTTTCCTCCAGCATAAGAAAAGCGATATGGAGCTCTTGGATTATCTCCTACCTCATTTAATGCTATTGCTTGCATAGCAGAGATAGGATTAATTTTAGGAATTATATCTTTTATTTTCATCATATTCCTCCTTTTCATCTTTTTTTATCATTTATATTTGATATTCATAAAAAATGACCTCGCAAAATTGGTTTTAAAGCCCTTCAAGAAATAAAGACAATATTTTATATGGCTAACTTTTAAAAAATATTTTAATGATTAGCCATAAATTTTATTTTATAAAAAATTTAATAAATCATCTGGTATTTAAAAATTTCTGTCCATTTAAATTGGGAGATATCTATTTAACTACTAATTCTACTAACCCATCTAGTATCTTTTTAGGTACCACTTGGCAGAAGATAGAAGGTCGTTTCTTACT